CCATCCAAGAACAGCAGCAGCTACCAAATCATTACTCATATCTTTTTCTAAAATCAGCTCTCTTAGTTTTTCAAAAAATATTATGCGTTGGTCATTCATTCCATCTGTATATTCTTGTGGTATTTTTAGATTTTCATCCATTAAACAATTATATCAAATCTTTACAATGTCTGCTCTATCTGGTATAATTAATAAATGAAAGACAAGTTTCGCTATTTCTTATACCCAGAAAGAGTTTATGTATTTAAAATAGCTGAAAAACAAATTGAAATTAGCGGTAAAGAAATAGTAGAAAGAATTATTGATGGACAGAAAAACAAAGAGACAGAACGAAAGACTTCTGAACTCAGTGAAACGCAAAGCTAAAAAAGATATGGAAGATTGGATTGTCACATTGACAGAACTTCCAACAGAAGGAGAGATTAAATCTTTCCAGGCTGGCTACATTGCTGGCATTAACCGTGGAGCAAGCGTTGAGCGTTCTTGAGTGGATTATATTAATTGTTGGTCTACCCCTACTTTTGCTTTTAGCATGGGCTACAGACAATAAGGACGATGATGCGTAAGATTGTTTTGGTTACTGGTGGCTTTGACCCTATTCATTCAGGTCACATCAGTTATTTTAAAGAAGCAGCAAAACTAGGTGATTGGCTTGTTGTTGGTTTAAATAGTGATGCTTGGCTTACTCGCAAAAAGGGAAAGCCTTTTATGCCATACAGTGAACGTGAAATAGTTATCTCAGAGTTGCGTTGTGTCGATGAAGTTATTATGTTTGATGATTCTGATAACTCTGCCAAAGATGCTATTCAAAAGGTATTGTGGTATTACGAAGATGCCATGATTATCTTTGCTAATGGTGGAGATAGAGGTAGAGACAATATCCCAGAAATGGATTTACAAAGCGATAGAGTTGCTTTTGTCTTTGGTGTTGGTGGTAATGACAAAAAGAATAGCTCTAGTTGGATTTTAAAAGAATGGAAGAATGATGTATAAACTAATAGCCTTTGACCTTGATGGCACCTTGACGGAATCAAAACAACCATTAGATGAAAGAACAGCAAGGTTCATCACTAAACTTGCTTATGATTATGATATTGCTATTATTACTGGCGGTACACTAAAACAAATTGAAACTCAAGTATTGGAAAGAATACCAGACTGGGTACAAACAAAACTATATTTAATGTCTTGCTCTGGTGCTACCTATGAGGCACAAGGAACTTTAATATACAAGGAAGAAATTCCATTGATACAACGAGATATTATTAAAAGTATTGTTAAAGTTACTGCAGAGAGCATGGGACTTCTAGAAGAAAATCCAGCAGGAGAAATCATTGAAGATAGAAAAGCTCAGATTACATTTTCTGCATTAGGACAAAAGGCAAAACTAGAAGACAAGTCTGCTTGGGACCCAAGGGGAACTAAGCGTAAAGAAATGATTGCTGCCTTGAAGAAGGTTCTACCAGACTATAGCATTAGACTTGGTGGTACTAGTAGTATAGACATTTCGTTGCCAGGTATAGACAAAGAGTTTGCACTAAAACAATTAATGAAATATAGAAAGCTTGACACATCAGAAATCCTATATGTTGGTGACAAGTTCCGTCCAGGAGAGAATGACTATCCTGCTCTTCTTGCTGGGGTAACTTGTCTTAGAGTTGTTGAGCCACAAGATACAGTTGAGAGAGTAGAGAAGTTCCTTGCCAATGTTTGGATGGTGTAGCACAGGCTACCATAAAGATTGTTTGTTTAAAACATCTTGGAACTTAGAGTGTTCGTGTGAATGCCATACTAAAAAATCCACATCTTAGATACATCTGGTAATGTTGCAGGGTCTTTTGTAGCCAGTCCTGCTCTACTGTAGGCAGCCCTAGCATCTGGATTATTTTCAATTGCAAGCGTAGCACCACGAGATTTGAGTTTCTTTCCCATTTCCCCTTTGTACTCATTATCGGACATAGGACCAGGATTCATATATAATGCGGAATATCGGACACCAGCAGACCTTAAGGCTTTAACAGTTTCTATACGCTGTTTAGGGCTGCGACCTGTGACAATGTAGATTGGTCCTTTTAGTGTTTTGATATACTCAATGGTTCGCTGAATTGGTTGAGTGCCGTTGCGAAGCAGGGTATCATCAATGTCTACAATTGTTGCCATTTATCAATTATAACATACATGATATACTTAATGAATAACCACGCTGGTCGATTAATTTCCTAGCGTGGTTTTTAAATGTCTGAGGGTAACCCTATAATAGAACTACAAACAAAGGAGATACAATGATTAAATTTGAAAATGGAATGCTGGTGCTAGATAGCACAGCCACAAAAGAAGATGTAGATGCGATTAATGAGTTTGCAAATCATCACAGAGACTTGGCTATTGATTTAGTTAAACAACGATTGCTCAATGCTTGGGCTGCTTATGGTAAGCAAGACGGAGCAGAGTATATGTGGTCAATGAATGAGATTGTAGACATCATTACTGGTAGGCTAGATAAAGCACACCCTGTATACTATGATGAAGAATACAAGGGCAATGTCCCAGTAGGTGCAATTTTTCTAGAGACTAATTAGTCTACGCTTTGATGGGTCAAACATCTTAGGACGTTTTTTAGATGCTTTACCATTCTGACGGTTGCTATTGCGAGTGTTTGTTTTTTTGGCTGCCATAGTAAAATTATAGCATAAGCTTGGCGGTAAAATAGAGTACAAACGCTTGACAAGCAAGCGACCATCCACTATAATATATATAGGTCCATTAAACGAAGGAATCGAATGCAAACCTTTCTACCATATAAGTCTTTTGCCAAGTCTGCAAGAGCATTAGATAATAAACGCCTTAACAAGCAAATTCTTGAAGGCTACCAAATCCTAAAAGTCCTAAACAATCCAGACCCAAGTGC